GTCAACGGTCACCTGACTGCCATCAGGAAAAATCCGCATCAACGGATAAAGCTGCTCACCGCTTGTATTGATGTTTGGCTCAATATTTACGATGGTTGCCTTTATCTGCTTGTGGTTGTTTCCCGCAGTTTCCAGAGCTTCCAGTAGTTGGTTGATTGTTACCATTGAGATAGAGTTTCAGTTTGTTTTCGTTTTTTGTCCTGACTTTATTCATGAAAAGAAACCACGTAAAAATTTATAGTCATCATCTTCGCCCAAATAAAAGCCACCAAATAAATATTGGTTCTGTGGGTTAATCACATCCAAGCCACTTGCAGGGTTTTGGTATTCGGGGAAAAGTGTATCATTTTCGGCAAGGTACAGGCGCAGTCTTTCAGCGTAGTATTCTGCCTTATTTTGGTAACGCTGCTCAATCATGCGAAGTTGGTCAACATCCACAGCGTTTGCATTTTCTGCGCCACGACTTGCCGCTGACTTGTTCATCATTTTGTAGGTCAATGGAAGCATTGAGTCCAAAATCACGTAATGGTACAGGCAAGGTGCAACGTATTTGTTGACCAATGTCAGGTAGTTACCACCAAGCCCAGCACCGTTGATGTCATCACAAATCTTGTCATAAAGGGTGCTGCCCAAAATATCACGGATATAAACATCCTGTGCGGTACGCATGGCAGTCTGTAACAACTTGCTATCGACATTCTCGTCAATAGGGGTGTTCTTTTTTACATCCTGCTCACTTACGAAATATGCGAAATTAGCCATTGTTTCTTCTCCTTACTATTCTTTGTTTCCATTCGTGTCTGCAATGCGGAATATGCAAAGGTGGTTCGCTTTCAGGCACGGTGTACCACCCACCCCTGCGAAGCCATACGCTATAACCTAAAATTGCACTCATCTGGTCGATTTCTTCACGGGTGTAAAGTTTGCCCATGTCCACCATACGAAGGCAAAACTCACGGCTTTTCCCACCGGGCTGCAACGGCAAGGCATCGGGGTCTAAATCGTACTTGTAACGCAGTTCTAACTTGGGCAGTTCGGTATCAGCAATCTCACCCCGGCCAATGTCGGTAATTTTGATTGCATTGTTTGTCCAATTTATCTTTCCGCTGTCCTGCAAAGTTTTCAAAATCTTGATGACTTCTTCTTCGCCTATTTTAGTGGCAGTGGAAATGTCTTTCAATGTGGCTTTTTCATCGGAATTTACAACAGCCAACACACGCTTTTCTTTGGTGGTCAGTTCAAAGGTGAGTTTCACTTCCTCAAATTCGCTTTCATCAGCCCCAAATTTGGCAAAAACTGACAAGTCATTATCCGACCATTTGTGAAATTCGCAACCTTGATGGCTAAAATTTTCGGGAGTGGATGTTTCTGTTGGTGCAGTTGCCAACGCATCTCCGCCCGGTATAGGTGGCAATCCTGCCAATGCACGTTTTTCATTCACAGTCATGTTTGAAAGCACGTTATTTGCTACCAATGGTGACAAGCTGTTAATATTTTCAATGATACGCTGTGCGCTGTCCACAACGGTCTGTGCAGTTTCACCCAATCCAAGGGCTGTCCTTGCTTCATCTACGGTCACAATTCCAACCTGATGCAATGCCACGTAATCAACACCCAAGAAATCGCTGTCTTTTGTATCTAATTCAATACCGGGGTAAACGTATTCAAGGGTATTTTCAAGGCAAGTGTCAAGTTTTACTTGACGTTTGTTGACGTATGACTTGTGGAATAACTCATACGCTTCAATCATTTCATTGCGCTGTCCAAGTGCGCCTTCGGTTGCGTAGCCCAACAGGATTTTCGGGAAATTGTGGCCGATAAAGATTTCATCCTGTACCGTTTCGTTCAGTTGCAGGAATTGTTTGTCCATGTCGGAAGGTTGCAAATGTGCAATCTCTGCCGACTTTTCGTTCATCTCATTGAACTGAATAAGCACACCACCTGCATTATCTGTGCCGGTTGTTTTCTGCTTAAATTTCCTCTCAAAGTTAAAGGCAATTTCCTCGGTCGGTTGCCCTTTGAACAACTGAACCAGCGTTCCGTTGGCAAACCCGTTGCGGATGTTGTTATTGTGAAAGTTGGCTATCTCAACATCGATTTCAATGTATTGTAAGCAATGCTGATAAGGTGGCAACGGATAAACACCCAAGGCAGGTGCGTACTCACGGAAGTAGTACAGCTGCACTTCCATCGGCTGCGCCTTGTTTGGATTGAACGGGGCATAATGCTTCATGTCCTCATGCTTTGCCTTTTTCCAATCCTCGGCATACATATAGATTTCGTGGTCAAGTGTACGCACGTTGCTGAAATCTACGTGGTACAAAGCAGAAATCTGCCCTACTTTGTTGTAATGCACCTCGTAAGCAAACCCGTTAAACAATTCATAATCCAGAGCTAACTTATTTTTGAACTCCTGAATGCCCTCGTATGGGTTCACGTATTCAATTACCTTAACTGCGCTGGGGTTGCCATCCACCAAGGTTTCTTCTCCTGCCACAAAACGGGCTTTTTGCCTTACAATAGCCCCGTGCTTTGGGCTTCTGTTGTAAAATTCAAGTAACGTATCGGGAAAATCGTTCTTTTCCCCATAGGTCACGATGCCTTTATTCTTGTTTTCCTTGAATTTAGGCAACTTTGACTCAGTGAAATTTATGCGTAATAGGTCAAAACTCATCCGATGTGGTGTTGTTTAATAGTGGTGTTTACTTCGTGGTCGTTAAATGCGGTATGCGATGCGGTAACATATGCCAATCCCCGGTCAATTTCCTGTGATGCAAGTAATGGATTGGTATTGGTCGAGGAAGTTTGTGCGTATAAAGCCCAATAATGCGTACCTACGGCCAATGTTTTTGCGGTGCTGCTGCCCTCTACAAATGAAAATAGCTGGTATCTGTTGGGTGCTGTGCTGGTATCGGTTACAATAAATGCCTTTTGTTCCTGCGACATTTCACTTTCAAAAACAAGCAGATAGTACACGGGTGAAACCGTTACTTTTTCCCTGCCCGTGATGATCAATTCAGGTGTGCCGCCCTTTGTAATGTAAAGCATCCTACTAATATAAGTAGGTCGGTTTCATGTTAAACAAAAAAGGTGGTCAATGACCACCCTTTCTGCATGAAAACACTATGAAAAAATCAAAGACCCAGCGAAGTTACAACAGCGGCCTGAACTTTCAAAGGTAAATCTGTCTCTTTGTGGAGAAAATTTAATACATGACCTTTGAAATCTCCAAACGCTTGTCCGAAGTTTGTTTCACTTTGCTGCAACTGAACACCATAGTCAGCACCCAGCAGCCAGTAGTCACCACTTGCATCAAGGGCAATGGCTAACATTCTGTTCTGTGCGAGAAGTTTAATCTCGTTGCGCTGTGCAGTGGTAACTTTGTGCAAACGTGCAACAAGGTCAGCTTCGTAAAACACAGTTCCGTTTTCGGTTGAAGGAATGGTTCTCCAAGTCATGGAGCCAGTTTCCTTTTCAAGTTCATATTTGAAGTAGCTTTTGCCACCACTCAAAGTGTGGGCAGAAACTTCGCCTGATGATTTGGTTAATGTAGATTTAGCATCGAACTCAACGAGCCAAATATTTTTGATACCTGCGGCTGCGGTTTTGCAGTCCAAGGTAAATCCGGTGGTTAAAACACAACTCATTTCTTTTTTTAAATTAAAGGGGGGTAGGGTTTTTCCCCACCCCCCGGGTTAAACTTTCTCTATTCGGTTAAATGATTAGAGTGTGAAAAGAACAACTTGCTCAGGGTAAGCAACCTGACATCCGTATTTGAAGGCGGTGTGGAATTGTACTCTGCGCTCGAAAGGATTGAAGATAAATTCAAACTCTTCTTCTTCGTTCATCATGTCAGTACCCAAGAAGAAATTTGACCACAGACCAGCAACGATTTTGTTGGTGCCGTTCATACCGTGCAGACCGTAGATCTTGATGCCAGTGATAGGGTCAACAATCTCCATCTCTGCGATTTCGTTTGCAGGGTAGTGGAACAGGTTAGCAGTTACCAACCACTGTCTGTAAAGA